CCTCACAACACTCGACCTGTTGGCTCAATAAGGATACAGGAGAAAGCAGGTGATATACCATACCAGTATATCAAGGTAGGTAACAGGAACTGGCAACTACTCCACAGGTACAACTGGGAGAAAGTTAACGGCAAGATACCTAAAGGGATGGTGCTAAGGTTCATAGATGGCAACACCATGAACTGTGAGGTAGCTAATCTTGAGCTGTTGACTCAGCAAGAAAACATGATGAGGAACACAATGCATCAGTACCCTGCAGAACTAAAAGAGGTACTAAAATTACGTAACAAATTAAACAAGTTAATAAATGGCAAGGAACAAAATCAGTGATCTACGTGATCACCTATTCGCACAATTAGAGAGACTGGATGATGACCAGATTACACCTGAGCAACTACAGGCAGAGCTGGGCAAAGCTAAGGCGGTGGCTCACATTGGGTCAGTGATTATCAACTCAGCTAAACTTGAGGTAGACTACCTTAAGGCAACTGGCAGGATTGACTCTAACTCAGAGATATTTAAGAGTATTGACGATATAAAGCAGTTGAAATGAAACAGTATAGAATATGGCTTGAGGATGCAGTGGAAGAGGATGGTGGATTTTGGTGGTATTGTCTACTGGATGACAACGGATGCCTCTATAATGAGAGCTACCCTAATGAAGAGAGAGATACACTACAGCAATACATTGCATGGGGGTATAAAGTGGAGGAGGTGACCAATGAGTGAAGAGGCAAAAATGGCACTGTTTACTTGTGCAGTGTCAGCAATAGTAATGATTATAGGAATAATATACAATGATAGAAGAAATAATTGAACACATCAAAGAGCATGAACTGGCTAAGCCAAGCAGAGCCAGAGAATATGTGTACAGAAGGGCATTCATTTGCCACCTGTTACGCAAGCAGGGATGGACTCTGCAAAAGATAGCAGACCTATTCAATAGAAACCATGCCACCATCATGCACTCTATTGGTGTACACAACCAGTTTATGGAACACAATGACAAGATCTACCTATCATACATTGAGAATGAGATAGAACTGTTTGAGACAGTGGTAGAGGAAAAAAGAAACATCTTTGATGACATCTTGAAGTGCAACAACACAACTGATTTAAAAATAATTAAAGAAATGATTGCAAATAATGAATATTATTGACTAATTTAGCAACGCTTTTACTTGATTGATTATCCGAAAAGACCCCCTCCTTGATTGGCTGGGGGTTTTTTTGTGGACTGTAAACTTAAGTTGACAGTAGTTGACAGTAGTTTACACAGTTAAAATACTATATATCAGTGACTTATATCAAAAGTGTACAGTTGACAGTAGTTTACACTTGAAATTTCAATATTTTTTTACCTCATCAAAAATGTACTTTTTTAAAAAAAGTGTAAGTTTACACTAAAAAACCTCTGTATCCCTTGTAAATACTGAATTTTTACTGTCAACTCCGTACACACTCGAGTGTCAACTTTTACAAATTAGTTGACAGTAAGTTGACAGTTGATAATAATAAACTTTATTTTTTAAAAATTATGTTTGGTATTAGAATAATGATTATATTTGTACTTGTTCCGTCTCACGCAATAGAACTAAAGAAGTTATTAAAACTCTGTAATGAACGTGAAGTGAGACGCACAGGATTTACAGGGTTTTTTTTATACTTAATTTTTTAGAAATGAAAAAAGAAATTTGGAAGGATGTAATTGGTTATGAAGGATTATATGAAGTATCTAATTTAGGTAGGGTAAAAAGTTTGAAATGTAATAAAGAAAAAATTTTAAGTCCTGTTATAAATAAAAAAGGTTATTGGCAATGTAGATTATATAAAAATAAAATAGCAACTACTAAACTGGTACATCAATTATTAGCTCAATCATTTTTAAATCATATCCCAAATGGTAATATATATGTTGTTGACCATATCAACGATAATAAATTAGACAATAGATTAGATAATTTACAAGTTCTAACTAATAGAGAAAATTGTTATAAAACTCAAGGTAAATATTCAAGTAAATATAAAGGAGTTTGTTGGCACAAATTAGCAGAAAAATGGGTGGCACAAATTAAGATAAATGGAAAACTAAAACATTTAGGTTATTTTGTAAATGAACAAGAAGCGAGTCAAGCATATCAGAATAGTTTAGCAATGCTATGAGTATGATAACAAAAGATTATTTAAAAAAACTTGCCTCATTGGGTTATAGTGTCATTCCTTGTGATGCTACCAAGAAACCAATAGAGAGCAAATGGACCTCCAAACCATGCAAGACTCATGATGAGATTGACCAGATGGATGCACCTCTCTATGGATGCCGGTCAGGTGTTAATGACATTGAGTGCATTGATATAGATCTCAAAGTATTCTCATCACTCCCAGAAAAATTAGCCTGGTGGAATGAATACATCTCCTTCCTTCGAGATAACATATCTGAGTTTGATTATAAGTTTGTCATAGCTAAGACTATGAGAGATGGATATCACATTATATACAAGTGCACAAAGGTACAAGGCAACACCAAGATAGCTAAGTTGCAAGGCATGAAGGAGGCTATCATTGAGACCAGGGGAGTGGGTGGTCAGTTTATTTTGTACGGCAACTTTCATGGTGAGAATGAGTACCATGATATCAAGTACATCACAGAAGAGGAGAGAGAGATACTTTGGTCCATATCTAAGACCTACAACTACATTGAAGAGGTCAACCTTGACAAGCCAACTAAGAAACAATACTCAACTAATGAGGATGAGGTCACTCCATGGGATGACTACAACTCAAAAAACAACACTATTGAGCTGATTAGTGATGAGTTCACCATTGTAAGGAACACGAATAAGAGCTACATCATACGCAGACATGGAGCTGAGTCACCACATTCAGGATATGTGTACAAGGATAGTGGATGTATGTATCTGTTTAGTACTGGCACACAATACCCAGCTGAGAAGTTACTCAGTCCATTTGCTATCTATGCCCATAAATATCACTTTGGTGATATGAAACAAGCTGCCAACGATCTCTATGACAAAGGATATGGCTCTCGTAGGGTGCCACAGATAGAACTGGATGACAAGCCTAAGGTAGATGTGAGCAAGTTAACCTTTCCTATCGACATCTATCCAGAGAATATACAGCACTTTATCTTAGAATCTGCTCACACATTAGGGCTGTCAATAGACTACATGGGGTGTGCATTCATGTGGATGCTGTCAGTGATAGTAGGTAACTCATTGAAGGTAGAGGTCAAGAGTGGATGGCTTGAGACAGGTACACTGTGGATATCATTAGTAGGTAAGGCAGGTATTGGTAAGACTCCCAGCATCAACCAGATAATCAGACCCCTTGAAACGGTAAATAATACTCACATCAAACGCTATATTAAGGAATATGCTAAGTGGGTTGAGTATGAGAAAAAAGACAAGCAAGAGAAGGAGCACTCAGAAGAGGTAAGAAAGCCTAAAAAGACTCAGTTTATAGTGAATGACATCACACTTGAGGCATTGGTTGACCTACATGAAGAGAATAAGAACTCAGTAGGTGTGTTTAAGGATGAGCTGGCAGGATGGTTTAAGGATATGAACAAGTACAGAGCAGGTTCAGACCTTGAATTTTGGTTATCATGCTGGAGTGGTAAAGCTGTAAGCATGAATAGAAAGACCGCTAAGAGTTCATTTGTTGACAAGCCTCATATACCAGTGCTTGGTGGTATACAACCGACAATATTTGATGCCTTTAATACAGAAGAGAACAAAGAGAATGGCTTTACAGATAGGATGTTGATATCATTTCCTGACTTGTTTGTGGAATCTTATAATGAGAATGAGATGGATGTATCAACATCAGTATGGTATGATGCCTATATAGTCAAGTTTTTTGAAGAGGTAAAAATGAAGTGGGTTAAGTACAACGTAGAGGATGACATTGAGCCTATAGTAGTGAGAATGACTAAGGCATCTAAGCAACAATGGACTCGAATCTTTAATCAGATTACGGAGATGCAAAACAGTGATGCTGAGAATGAGTATATGAAGTCAATGCTACCAAAACAGAAGAGTTACATTCCAAGGTTCGCTATGTTAATCAATTCTTTGTGGTCATACGATCAACCAGAAGAGTATTTTTACGGCACTCTAATGGAGCCTTCTATGTTGAGAGCTGAGAAACTGTCTCACTACTTCATAAACATGAGTAAAAAGGTTAAGATAGAATCAGCAGAAAAAAAGGAGCTCAAGGATGTAATAAAAAACGATCCTGGTAAGAGTAAATTTGACAAGTTCAAGGTGATGTATCAAGCTAACAAAAAATTAAACAAGGTCAGTGTTGCTGATCTATTAGATGTATCAAGAGAATGTATTTATAAATGGGTTAAAAAGATAGACAATGACAATCACCAACGAGGATAATATGGAGCTAATGGCTCGCTATCCTGATAATTATTTTGATTTGGCTATTGTTGACCCTCCTTATGGGATAGGTTTTGCAGGATTTGATAAACATTATGGAGGAGGAAAAGCAAAGGCAAAAACTACTTTACATAAACCATTTGCAGGAGGAGATAAAAAATCACCTGATAATGAATATTTTATTGAGTTGTTTAGAATTTCAAAAAATCAAATTATATGGGGAGCTAATCACTTTATTAGTAAAATTCCTTTTGATAGTAGTTGTTGGGTTATTTGGAATAAAATTAATGGAGATAATCCATTTGCAGATGCAGAACTTGCTTGGACATCATTTGAAACTGCTGTTCGAGTATTTGAGTTTAAATGGCAGGGAATGTTGCAAGGAGATATGAAAAACAAAGAACAAAGAATACACCCAACCCAAAAACCAGTAGCCCTTTACAAATGGCTTCTTGACAAATACGCTAAACAAGGCGACAAGATACTTGACACCCACTTAGGCAGTGGCTCAATAGCAATTGCCTGTCATGATTACAAATTTGACTTGACAGCCTGTGAGCTGGACAAAGAGTACTTTGACAAGGCTATGCAGAGAATAAACAACCACACAGCACAAACTAAACTTTTTTAATATGAACTACTTACAAGCAGCAATAGACAAGCTCAAGTTAGATGGAGTCTACTACACCCCTAAAAAGGTGATTGATAAGATAACCTACGATTGTATAATCGGTAACCCACCAATCAAATGAACAAAACAAACCAACAACTACTCAAGGCACTGGAGCTGGAGGACTTGAGACTTAAGTATCCATCCATGGATGAGAGGTACATACCTTTCACTAAGTGGTCAGATAACTCAGCCAACGCACTGACTAAGTGTGTGATTGCTTACATCACCTTCATGGGTGGTCAAGCTGAACGTATCAGCTCACAAGGTCAGTACAGGGAGGGAGCAAAGATACAAGTCGGCACAGGTGAACTTGCTCACCATAGACAGCTCCCTGGCAAGTGGACACCAGGACAGAGTACTAAGGGTACTGCTGACATCTCATCTACCATCAGAGGAAGGTCAGTTAAGATTGAGATTAAGCAAAAGGACAAGCAGAGTGATGTACAGAAACAATATCAAGCAGCCATTGAACGTGCAGGAGGGGTGTATATCATTGTGAGGTCGTTTGATGAGTTTGTGGAGTGGTATAGTAACTTCACTCAAGGACTATGAGAATCAAGCTAAAATTCCCCAGGGCAAAGATATTTCTCAAGCACATCAAGAAAAAATACAAGTGTTATGTAAGGGGAGAGAATAATGAACATGATAATTGTTAATAACTTTTTATTGTACTTATGCAAAATTTTATTAACTTTGATGAAAATAATTTAATCATGGAAAAGCAATTAATCAGCTCATCTGAGAAAATCAGACAGGCAAACGAAGTACAGGATACACTGTCCTTCCACCAGAAGCTCCACAGAGCTAAGTTAGCAATCGGTAAGGTTACTAAGAACGCCAACAACCCACACTTCAAAAAGTCTTATGCTGACTTAAACGCAATCATTGAGGCAGTTGAGCCTATTCTACTTGAGAATGGACTGTTACTCCTGCAACCTATTCAAGGCAACAGCGTGTGCACTCAGATTATTGACATTGACTCAGGCATGAGTATTGAGTCTTGTATGGAACTGCCAGCAGGTATGAATCCACAACAGCAAGGTAGTGCCATCACTTACTACAGACGTTACACCCTACAGTCAACCCTATCACTACAGGCAGTAGATGATGATGGTGCAGCTGCAAGTAAGTCAACACCTACCAAGCCACCTATCAGTGACGAGAGACTTGATGGAGCACTTAAGTCTATTGAGGCAGGTACTTACTCACTTGAGAAGTTAAGAGATCAATTCTCACTAACTAAAGAACAGGAGGCAAGACTATGAAGTGGAGAGCATCACAACTGGGCAACCTAATGACCAACTCAAGGAGTAAGTCAGAGGTACTATCTGAGACTACAAAGTCTGAGATACGCAAGATAGCTAAGCAAGACTTCTATGGATACACCACAGAGATCAAGACTAAGCCAATGATCAAGGGTACTGACTGGGAGCAGGAAGGCATTGACCTACTAAACTCAGTACGGTTCACTCAGTACACTAAGAATGAGCTAAGACTGTCTAATGATTACATAACTGGGTGCTGTGATATTAAAGAGCCTAAACTTATCATTGACATCAAGATGCCATGGTCATTAGAGACCTTCCCAGCTACACCATCAGAAGGGGATGCAAGTGGGTATGAGTGGCAAGGTAGAGGATATATGTGGCTCTATGACAAGCCAGCGTTTGAGTTAGTCTACACCATGTGCACTACACCAGATGAGCTACTTACTGAGTGGGATAACCTATCTATCCATAGAGTTGACCACATTGACCCAGCTAAGCGTATCACAGTGGTGAGATATGAGAGAGACTTAGCACTTGAGGAGCAGATTAAGGAACGGTTGACTCACTGCTCAGAGTATTATGCACAGTATATTAATCTTTTAAATAATAAGTGATGGAGCAAAGCAAATTAGATGAAACATTAAGACTACATAAATTGTGGTTGAATAATGATAAAAATGGAGTTAGAGCTAACCTTAGAGAGGCTGACCTTAGAGGGGCTAACCTTACATGGGCTGACCTTACATGGGCTAACCTTAGAGAGGCTAACCTTAGAGAGGCTAACCTTAGAGAGGCTAACCTTAGAGAGGCTAACCTTAGAGAGGCTGACCTTAGAGAGGCTGACCTTAGAGGGGCTAACCTTACATGGGCTAACCTCACAGGGGCTAACCTTAGAGAGGCTAACCTTAGAGAGGCTAACCTTAGAGAGGCTAACCTTAGAGAGGCTGACCTTACAGGGGCTGATAAAATTCCAATGTATTGCAAGTGGAATCATGGAATTACAGATAACATGATTCATATTGGATGTAAGAAAAGAAGTATTGAAGACTGGGATGAATTCTTTGCATCTGATGAAGTAATACAAACACCCAGAAATACACCAGAATTCACGCAAATACACGCAATTTACAATGCTTATAAAGCGTATTTAGAAACAATAAATAATAAGTGATATGATATATTCAAGAAATCAAATGACATGGCAAAAATTTAGAAAGTTTTTACTTGAAATTACTGATGATAATGGTATTGTGGTAAAAAATACACAACATATTGCAAGACGACACAAATTTTGGAGATGGGGAGAAATAACTCTTATAATTAAAAAAGGTGACAAAGTATTCAATGGTAAGTCAAAAGTGCATATCAATAAAGTTTCAAAACAATTATATGAAAAATACCAAACATATGACTATCCATCTAAATCAGCACCACACATTATCAAAGATGCTAAGGAGGGTACAGTTACTATTGTTCCTCAAGGCAAAGAGAAAGAGTTTATTGAAAGCACTAAAGTTGCACAGCCCCAGCAACGTAGAGAGCTAAAAATAGGATGGGGCTTATTAACAATTAAGTTTTAAACAAATGTCAGAACTAACAATCAAAGGAGCTATCAAGCTCATCAATCCAATCAAGGTAATCAGTGACAAGTTCTCAGTGAGAGAGTTTGTCATCTCAACAGGTGATGCAAAGTACCCTCAAGAGATAATCTTCCAGACAGTCAATGACAAGATGGATGTCATAGCACCGTATGGTGAAGGTCAAGAGGTAGAGGTATATTTCAATGTGAGAGGTAGAGAGTACAACGGTAGGTACTACAACACCCTTGATGCATGGAAGGTGCAAGGTGAGGTAACTACAGCTCCAGTCAATGAACCAATGCCTATGGACGATGATTTACCTTTTAATTAAGAGTTATAGTATCTCGAAATAAAAAACTAAAAAAAAAATCCCGTTTTAAACATTTTAATTGTATATTTGTATTATGAAAAAATGTTTTAAATGTAAGTGTACTAAACCTCTATCTGATTTTTATAAACATAATCAGATGGGGGATGGTCACTTGAGTAAATGTAAAGAGTGTACTAAAAAAGACACGAATGATAGACGTAAAATATTATCTAAAGACCCAAGCTTTTTGGAGAAAGAAAAAAAGAGAGGTAGAGATAAGTATCATAGGTTAAATTACCTTAATAAACATAAACCTTCTACAGAGAAAAAAATAGAGGTAATAAATAGATACAAGGATAAATATCCAGAAAAAATTATAGCTCAAAATTTATCTCAAAAAATAAAATCTACATTGGGACACAAGCATCATTGGTCTTATAATATTGAACACGCTAAAGATGTAATAGACATCACAATTCAAAATCATAGTAAAGCACATAGATTTATTATTTACGATCAAGAAAGAATGATGTATAGAAGGTATGATACAAATGAGTTATTAGATACAAGGGAATCTCACCTTGATTTTATTACATTCTGTATAAAAAATAAAATTTAAAATATAGATTATGTCAAAATATATGGCAGAAAGCAAACGTTCTAAGACCGTTTATCTCCAAGAAGGTCAAACACTAACCGAATGGATGAGATGTGAGCTTAGAGACAAGCTAAACGGCAGAAACAGGGCTGTACACATGGCAGAGGATATTGGTGTAGTGAACGCAACACTGCACCGCTTCCTTCAAGGGGGTGAGGCAAGGGGTAAGTTCTATGATAAGGTTTTTAATTACTTGTTGAAATGAACTACTTAGTACAAATAATGATCTACATTGAAGGGCAGTACCACACCCCTCAATCAATACTTGATAAGATTAACAACTGAGGCTCAGAAGCCAACAGGGGAGTGTAACAGCTCCCCTTTTTATAACGTATGGTGCTATGAGCAGTAGCGGATTAATAACAACAAACTTTCAATTTATGACAAACGATAATAAACAGCAGAAACTTTCAGATAGCACAGAACACGCTATTGCTTATAGCACGTGTTATGTGGCGTTTTTAGATGAAGATTTTAGTAGATTTCAGAATATGGTTTCTAAAAATAAATATTATTATTATGCTGAAAAAAAAATAGGGGATTATACAATAGAGGTAAATGGGGGAAAATATAAAGTTCATTTTGATATAGAAATAATTAAAAACCAATATGGAAACGTTATCGCAAGAGGTTCTTACAAGAATTTAAACGACTTAAATGTCGACTTATCGAAATGGATAAAGGCGAACTTAATTAATGGCACATAACACCAAGCTAAGAGACGTTTAAATGTCTTTTAGCAACTGTTATAAATAATTACTATATTTACACCATGATAATCACATACCTAACTCCATTAGTAGTCTCATGGTGGTTCACACACTTCGAGCCCATTCAACACTACCTTGACACCCGACTAATACTACCTGACTGGCTACACACTGCCTTAGGTTGCTGGAAGTGTCTATCATTCTGGTCAACCTTGGCCTACTCACAATCATTCACTGTGGCTTGTGCCACATCACTCACAGCCGTATGCTTGAACAAACTGATATACAACTCATAGAGACCATCCTCAACCTACCAGAGGAGCAGACCATGAGGAAGAGCTCACTGGTACAACTGCAGAGGGTGAAGAACAGAGTGACTGGCATACGTGATAAAGAGTGCTTTTGCTCTGGAGTACGCAGGAAGGTGTGGTACAAAGACTTTCTCACCTGGTATGAAGCTAATACTTGACCAATATATCAGTAGGAACTATGATGAGGTGCTCAGATATACTAAGCACTTCCTCAAGCGACTGAACATACCATCCTCAATAGAGGCTCATGCAGTGATCAACAACGCTTACTTGCACTGTGTGAAAGTCAACATACCAGACATGACTCAAGACAAGGCTAAGAGCTACCTACTGAACACTATTAAGTATGAGCTCATCTGGACTCAAGGGTCAAAGAGCAAGCGAGATGACATCTATAGGTCACAGGAGTACTTGGGTGATTGCATAGATGACCCCAGTGAGATAGAGCATAAGCTCGAGATAGAGGAACGGCATAACTTTAAGAAAGCAATGGTTGAGATATATCGGAGCTCATTGGATGACAGGATAAAAAGACTTATATTTGAGGCATACTATGACAAAGGACATTCAACTCAAACGGCACTGGCTAAGTACTTCAACATCAACATCACATCGGCTTACTTTCTGATACGAGAAATTAAACAAAATATTAAAGAGATACAATATAGGTATGAAGAGTGTTGACATTATAGGCTTAATCACTTACATCCTTGCTTGGGGTGTGGTGCTGGCACTGTTCAATGAGAATGTGTATCTGCTGTTCAAGTTCGCAGGTGCAACAATAGGAGCATATCTAATATTCATTATAATACAACAAAATGACTTACAAAATTAAACAAGAATACATCGGAACTACTGTGAAGGTGTATGATCGCATCTTAGGAACTCGCACAATAGTGGTGGATAAGATTGACATGAACAAGGTTAAGTACTACCAGTCTATCGGGCTCAAGCATATCTTTGAAGAGGTGGTGACTACCACTGTACCAGAGGTCACTGTGATAGAGTACAAGGCTGTAGATGGACCAATACCAGAGGCTACTCCGAAACCTAAAAAGAAACGCAAACCTAAGGCTAATGGCCAAGCATAAATACATAGAGACTCCAGAGGACTTAAAGGCCATGTGGGATAAGTATAAGGCTTATGCACAAGGGATTTATGACTTGTTACCTGTAGCTAATAATAAAACAGGTGAAGTACTTTATTTACCTGTTCAAAAACCATTGACAAGATGGGGATTTGAGGCTTGGGTATTTGAGAATTATGGGCATGGAGTTAAGCAATATCTGGATAATCAAGATAAGGAGTACAACGCATATCTGGGAGTCACAACGCATATACGAAATGAATGGACTCATGATCATGTGAGTGGAACTATGACAGGAAAATATAAAGCACCTAACCTTACAGCAAGGGTAACAGGTGTGACTGATACTGTAGATGTTACCAGCAATGGTCAGTCTATCTCTGATATTAAGGTTACTATAGTAAAGTAACTAACTTATAATTGTTAATAAATACTATCTAATTAGGTAGTGGCTTTGCTATGGAAATAAAAGCAACACACATCTTCGAGAGGAACTACGAGGCACTGACAAGCCCAGACCATAGATTCATAATCAATGAAGGTGGCTCAAGGTCAAGCAAGACCTACAGCCTTTGCCAGCTGATAATAGTCTACTGCCTACAGAACAGAGGCAAGGTGGTGAGCATCATACGCAAGACCTTCCCGGCACTCAGAGCTACAGTGATGAGAGACTTCCTTGAGATCATGAAGGACTTGGATATCTACGAGGTGACCAAGCACAATAAGTCTGAGCACATCTACACCTTTGACAATGGCTCTATTGTGGAATTCTTCTCAGTGGATGATGAGCAAAAGATACGAGGTAGGAAGAGAGACCTTGCATGGTGCAATGAGGCTAATGAGCTGTACTATGATGACTTTACTCAGCTGAACATGAGGACAGAGGGCAAGCTAATCTTTGACTACAACCCATCGGAATCTAACTCATGGCTGTATGAACTGCCACCAGATGAGAGTGTACTTATCAAGTCAACCTACAAGGATAACCCGTTCCTACCAGATAGCATCAAGCGACAGATAGAGGACTTGAAGAGGACAGATGAGGCACAGTACCAGATATACGCACTTGGGGAGAAGGCTATCTCTAAGAGCAACATCTACAGTAACTGGTCCTTTGTCAAGCATAGGCCTGCTAAGTTCACCTCCTTTGTCTATGGTCTTGACTTCGGATACAATCACCCTACTGCATTGGTGAGGGTGTACTGGAGAGATAAGGACATCTACATTGAGCCTGTGATATATGAGAGCTACCTCACCACCACTGACCTCATTGCTCGTATGGACCAGTTAGGCATTGACAAGAGTGTGAACATACTGGCTGACTACTCAAGACCAGAGACCATTGCTGAGATAGATAGGGCAGGGTACTACATTGAGAATGCCAACAAGGTGGTGAAGAAAGGGATAGATAACATCAAGACCTTTGGCGTGATATGTGAAGACCACCCCGCACTCAAGAAGGAGTACGAGAATTACAAGTGGAAAAAGATAGGGGATACCATCACAGATGAGCCTGTCAAGTTATGGGATGATGCCATGGATGCCATCCGATATGCAGCTACCTACATCAAGCAGGAGTACTACACTGATGACAGTTACTTAGCCTTCTAACAGGATTCACTTCAAGATACAATATAGGTATGGCAACAACATTCATAGCACAGCCTCAAGACTTTACTCCTGCGTACAATGAGGTCAAGTTCATAGTGGACTCAACCAATGTAAACAAGGCAGGGTTCAGATATATCTTTGAGGTGTTTGAGGCAGGCACTGCAACAAGGATAGGATACTACAAGGCACTGCCAACATTCGGCACTGGCTATGGTGAGCAAGACTTGAGTAAGCTCTTGAGTAACATGGTAACCTTTGACTTCAACCCCACAGTGACCACCTTCTATGATGCCACCAACAGCTACTATAACTATGACCTAAGGATAGGTGAAGAGTATATCTTTGACCTAAGCTATACTGCATCACTAACTGACAATGGAGGGAGTGTTGAGATAACAGCGACTCATCCCTTCCAAGTGGGGGACCAGGTGAACATCACTCAGGCAGATGGAGGTGTAGCTAACCCATCGGTGGAAGGACTGCACACTGTGACTGCAATCACAGGTACTACCTCCTTCACGATTAACGCACTATGGGCAGATGTGACTGATGACACCATCAATGGCACTGTCAAGTATGCTGACAACCGCAAGACCATAGACCTTGACATCATAAGCACCCTTGACAAGTATGTGTTCAATGGTGTGCAACCATGGCTTGAGATGCCGTACTGGGATGAGACTGACTATGAGCTTGACGGTGTTACTAAGGGATGGTTGACTGACCAGCCTCTATCATTCAGTTGCACCCCCGGGCAGGACTTATGGCTGAACCTACGAGGTGACAACATCACTGTCAACAAAAGGTTGTACTTCACCAGTGATGACGGCTCAGTGTTCTACAAGGATATTACAGGAGGTGACTACATCAAGGGTGTGGCAGTTGGTCCTAACAACTACGGCTCACTGACCTTAGTAAGTGGCACTGCTCCACTTGTCAAGCCAACTACTAAGAGCTATGGAGTGTACTACAGTGACGGTATATTCAACCCTCAGAAGAGTATTAAGTATGCCATCAACATAGACAGGAGGGTATTGATCTCTGAGAGTCACATCGTGTTCTTAGATAGGATGGGTTCATGGAGTAGCTTTGCCTTCCAGCTTAAGAGCTATGAGAAGCTCAACATCAAGAGGGAGACCTACAACAAGGATGTGCCAGGATATGTAACTGGCTCAGAGTGGAAGTACAAGACTTATGAACAAGGCACTGTTAATTACAACACCCAAGTGACTAAGACCATAGACCTCAACACCAACTGGATGAGTGAGAATGAAGGTATCTACTTCCAGCAGTTAGTGACCTCACCACAGACTTACATCAAGAACGTAGTGTACCACATCACAGAGGATGGGATACCACTCTATGATGAGGATGGCTGTATCATACACATCCCAGAGAGCACTGAGTATGTGAGCTGTAATGTACTGAATAACACCTTCGACATACAGAGGGTTCGGAACAAGCATCTGATAAGGCAACAGCTACAAGTTAGGTTATCTAATAACGACATCATCAATGGTTAAGATAGTACTATCAACAGGGGAGCTGGATGTTGCTGAGACTCTATCCCTACCCATCACGTTCAACATTGGTGACATCAGAGACTTGTCAGCTCGCAAGGGTACATTCTCAAAGACTGTCACATTGGATGGCACTAAGAACAACAATGAGTTGTTAGGTCACTACTATGATGTGAACATACAGGCAGGCACGTTCAACCTTAACGCCTTGACTAAGTGTCAGGTGATACAGAACGGAGTGCCTATCTTGGATGAGGCTCTTCTGCAGTTGGTGAGTGTGAACAAGGTACAGGCCAACAACAGCTATGAGGATGAGGTGAGTTACACTGTATTGATTAAGGACAGCAGAGCTGAGTTCTTCACAGCCATCACTAACGTTAACTTGACTGACTTAGATTTCTCTGACCTCAACCATGCGTTTGACTCATCAGTTATAGCGGGCACATTTGACAACACTGTGGTAGATGGATATAAGTATGTGATGCCGTACAACAACACTAACGTGTTCAATGCAAATGACTTCAAGCCAGCTATCTACGCCAAGACCTACTTTGATAGGATATTCGCTGTGGCAGGATTCACATATACATGGGCAGGCTTAACTGCTGCACACTTCGATAAGTTGTTGATACCATACAATGGTGATACCAATGACCAGAACTATGATGACTACAGAGTTGAGGCAACCAACACATGGACCACAACCAACGTACAGGCAACAGGATACAACGTCACTTTCATTGAGTCAGTTGACTCTGGATGGAGTGAGCTTGTGGATACTCAAGGTATCTTTGACCCAGCACTTGGAGAGTACACTTCACCATTCAATACTAACTCAACAGCAGGTGAGCACTATGTGTATAGCTTGACATTGAGTGGTAGCATCTCACTTGACAATACCAGTGGAGCAAATGCCTACTTGACAAGTCTCTATCCAGTAGGTGATAACTACAACAGATACAGAGTCTTTGCAAGGGTGAGTGTGGCAGGTAGTGGTAACGCTATAGTCTATGGCTCAAGCGTACTATACCCAAGTACAACACCCCTTCCTAATGGTAGTACAACGGTGTTAAGTTTTGCAGATACATTGAATATCCCTGTGGCTTATAACGGCTCTGGGTTCGCTAATGGTATCAGTGCAGGAGATATACAGATACTTGATGTGGGTGTTGAGGTAGTGAGCTTTGATAATAGTAACGGAACAGGACAGATACAGACTAACAGTTTCTGGTATGATGTCACAGTGACTAACTTTGTGGATGTGAATGTAGTCCTTGACTTGACATCCATCAACATGGTGATACTGCCAAGCAACAACATACAAGTGACAGGTGGCACGTTGACCATGAACCAGTATGTACCTGTGGAGATTAAGCAATCAGAGTTTGTCAAGTCTATCCTACAGATGTACAACCTGTATGTGGAGCAGGATATTGACAACCCCTATAACCTTGTACTGAGACATAGGGATGAGTACTATGATTCGGGTGCTGAGAAGGATTGGTCAAGTAAACTGGCAAAGGATAAGCCTCAAGAATTGGTGTTCCTTCCAGACTTGACTAAGAAAAAACTTAAGTTAACTTATGAACAGGATGACGATAATTTCAACAAGTTATACACACAAGCGACTGGTGAGATATACGGTCAGATAGAATATACTTTTGACAATGAATATGTTAAGGATGTTGAGACTCAGGCTTTACTGTTCTCCCCTACTCCAGTCTACCCTACAAACTTTGGGGCATATGTTCCAGCCATAATAGGCTCAGCTCCGAATACTAACATCCGTATCTTGTATGATGGAGGAGAGCAAGGATGCCAGCCCTTTGACATTGTGGACTTTGGTATAACAGGTCAGTATGGCTTGACTAAGTATCCAATGTTAGGACATTTCAACAACGCCTTGACTCCTACCTTTGACATCAACTTTGGCACGAATGATTACTACTTCTATGAGCCTGTATCACTGACTGCTAACAACCTGTACAACTTGTACTGGAGGAGGACAGTCAACCAGATAAACGTAGGTAAGATGTTGATAGCTTACTTTGACCTTGATGAGGTGGATATCCAGTCACTCAAGCTCAATGATAAGATCTACATTGATAACTCATGGTGGAACATCAACAAGATAGCTGACTACAACGCCAACAACAACCAACTCACTAAGGTGGAGTTGATAAGCATAGATACAGAGATTGACCTTGCACGCTACCAGACAGGCAACGGCAACCCTATAGGTGATACAATCACAGCTGTGGGTGTTGACTCTATGTTACGTACCATGAGTATGAACAACAACGTCATCATGCCTGGTGCAGATGCAATGGTGTTTGGTAAGGGCAACACTGTGACTGCTGGCACTAAGGGTGTTATTGTAGGCAACGGTCAAGTCCTTGAGAATGATGGTATGGTGGTGAGCAACTTGACTGTGACTGGTAGTATTAATGGTGCTGTAGTGGTGAACAGTTCGAGGTACATTGCTAACCTACTACAGAGCAGTACAAGTGACCCAACGGCTACAGTACTTGAGAATAGCTTAGGTGACATTGTATGGACCAGACTATCAACAGGGCTATATGCAGGTACATTGACAGGTGCGTTCCCAACTGCTGACATGACATACATCATGCTCAATGGTACAACAGACCCAGGACTATGTTCAGCGTACTGGTACAACACTAATCAGATAAGGATAGAGACCAGAGACACATCACTTGATGCCTTATCAGATGACTTATTAACATATGCAACAATCGAAATAAGAACTTATTAACATGAATGAAGTAGAGATACCCTTAAAGATTACCGGCATTGGTGCAATGAAGGCTGAGTTGAGAGACCTCAAGGGAGCTATTGCAGATGCCACAGACCCAGCACAGATTGCAGCCCTATCTGCTAAGGCAGGGGAGCTCAAGGATAAGATATCTGATGCTAATGATGCAGTGACAGTCTTTGCTTCTGGCAGTAAGTTTGAGCAGGTGAGTAACTCTATCGGAGGTATCAAGGATTCATTGATGAGTCTTGACTTTGAAGAGGCACAACAGAAGGCTCAAGTGTTCAGCCAAGTGATGGGCAAGCTAAACCCTGGTGACTTGGCAAAAGGATTTAGTGGATTGATGGGTACTATTAAGACCATTGGTGGTGCATTCGTTAAGTTAGGAATGCAGATACTTGCTAACCCTATATTCTTATTAGTTGCGGTCATCACTGCTATAGTAGTTGCAATAGGTTACTTTCTTAAAAAGATAGGGGTACTTGATGCAATACTTAAGGCTATCATGGCACCAATCAATGCTATCATAGATGGATTTAAAGCCTTGACAGATATGCTTGGATTGACATCATATGCAGAAGAGGAAGCTGCAGAGGTGACTAAACAAGCAGAAGAGGATAAAAGAAAGGCTATTGAGGAAAGTTACAATAATAGAAAACAGTTGTTCAACCTTACTAAGGATATGACTGACCAAGAGATTAAGATGATGGAGGATGCACTTGGTGTGCGTATCAACACATCTGAGTCTGAGTTTGATATTGAGCAACAAAAACAACAGGACATACAGGCATCTATTGAGAGGCAACAACAAGCCTATCAAGATATTGAGGATGCAGGTGGTGAACTAACAGAGGAGCAGGTAAAAGATAGAGAGAAATTAAGACAGGCATGGCTTGACTCAAACAAAGCAATAGAGCAGAATGAGGCTAATAGGGCTAAGGCTATCATAGATATTAACAGGAAGCAAAATGATGTGCTGGTATCTTGGAAGTTAAAAAACATGACTGATGAGAATGCCAGAGCAAAAGAGCAATTTAAACTTGATGAGCAAAAAGCACTTGCCGATCTTGATGTACAGATAAGATTAGCAAAATCTTTGAAGCAAGATACTGCTGGATTTGAAGCTGCTAAACTTGAGGTAAAAAATTACTATGCTAATGAGGCAAAGAAAGTAGATGCAAGGGTACAAAAACAACAAAGTGATGCAGCTATGGCTGCCAATAAAGAGGCACAAAGTAGAGCTAAGGAGCAACAGGCAGAGTATGAGAAATTGATTGAGGGTAAGTTGAAAAAACTTAAGGATGCTAATCAAAAGGAAATCAACTTAACTAAGGAAGGCACTCAAGCTCGAGTTGATGCTGAGGTAAAAGCACTTACTGAAGAGGTTAAGTACATGGAGAAAAACCAAAAGACCTTAAAATTAAGCAATGACCAGTTGTTCAATATTGCAGCTGACTATGATAAAAAGAAGAGAAAGCTACAAGAGGACTTTGATACTAAGCAAAAAAACCTAAGCAATGAACAGGCGAAATCTGAGGCAGAAAGTTTGTTACTCAATGCTAAAACTGAAGAGGAAAAACTATCTGCTAAGATAAAAGTACTTGAAACTACTGCAAGAATAGAACTTGACAATAATGAGTTATCAGCTACTCAAAGGAAAAACATTGAGGATAAGTTATCAAATGATATTGAGGAGATTGAAGCTCAAAGAACCAACATAAAGATTGCAGCAGCTAAAAAGATACTTGATGCTGAACAATTAGCAGCTGAGACTAAGCAGTCAGCAGAGGCATTTGCACTGGAGAGATTCAAAGGTACTAAGGAGCAAGAGATTGCGGCCAATGAGTCCTTCCTTCAAACACAATTAAGCACCCTTGAGAAACAAAGACTTAATGAGTTAGCTAATAAGCAACTAACAGTTGAAGAGATTGCAGCCATTGAGGAGAAATATAGACAGGCAAAAGAAGTAGCAGAACAGGCAACTGCTGATAAAATTGTAGAGATTGAAAAAACTGCAAGAGAGAAACAATTTGAGGCTATCAATAAAGGATTTGAATGGGCTGAGAAAGGTCAAGCTGCTGCAACACAATTAGCTGATTTAGTATTTTCTAATAAAAAGAAAAAACTAAAAGAAGGTACTGTTGAGGCTGAGAAGGCAGCAAAGCAAGAGTTTCAAATAATGAAATCATTACAGTTGAGTGCTGCTATTATTGATGCTGGTAAGGCAATTACTGCCTCATTAGCTGCATCACCTGTAGCTATTGGTCCTGTACCTAACCCTGCTGGTATTGCATCACTTGCATTTGCTACCTTGACATCTGCCATGAACATAGCTAAGATTGCAGGTACACAGTTTACATCAACTACACCACCAACAGATCCTGGTCAACCATCACTTGGAGGTACTACAACAACAGGGGGGATGGCAGTACCATCAGTGAGCTTATTCGGAGGTGGCAACAACTTGAACAACGTAGGTGCTCAACAGGAAGGACAGCAACAAGGACAGACTATCACTGTCAATGCTATAGTGAGTGAGACCCAAGTAACAGAGGTACAGAATAGAGTAAATAAAATACAACGAAACGCAGAATTATGACAAGTTATCAAGCACTAATCAACCACATTGAGGCATTCTACAACGATCACCTACAGGTTAAAAAGATAGGTACTGACTTCACTGAACAGTTAACTAACTTTGCCACCAAGGATGAGAAGTATCCTTTGGTATTCATAGCTCCTGTGACTGCCTTACCAAGTGAGAACACAAACACAATCAGCCTTGAGATATATTGCTTTGACATCATCCAGAAGGACAGAGCCAACATCACTGTAATACTATCGGACTGCCATCAGATACTGGTTGACTTGTTCAACTACTTCACATTTAGTGATGACTACTCCTTTGACATCTTAGGAACACCATCACTAACCCCTATGAACAACCAACTGCTTGACTATGCAGCAGGGTGGATGATGAGCATAGAGGTGGATATGAGTAACTGGACTGACTGTCAAGTACCACTTATAACAAATCTGCCAGGATAGTACAATATAGGTATGGCAAGCAGACAAAAGATATCACAGATGACCCCGAAAGGGGCTAACCTTGAAGCTACTGACTTACTTGAGGTGAGTGTATTGACTGGCACTGGATACGGTACTTACTCTATCACAGGGCAGGAGATTATTGATGCTGCTTCAAGTGGTGGTAGTGTGAACATCTACAACACTGACGGCACACTGACAGGTGATAGGACATTGACAGGTGATAATAAGGTGCTATTGTTTCAAACAATGGGCCAGTTCAATGTGCACAGTCACATGAACAACACTGATAACATCACCTTTGAAGTACGTAGTGATGCCACATATCACAGCTTTGCCGTCAAAGACCACAATACAGGTGATGAGATATTCGTGATTAAGAACCAGAATGTAATAGTGCTCAAGCCAAAGTACACTGTTGAGCTGATTGATGCCTTGACAGTAGACTTCTATGCACCGTACAACCTTAAGATTGACTCAGTCACCAACATACTTAACGCACCCACAACAACACTCAAGGATGATGGAGCAACCTACACTGCAGGTGGTGGTGCAACAATAGCATCTGGAAGTAAGATAACAGTGACAGTAAACACTGCTGCAGTAGTAACATTGAACGCGACAAGGGTATGATAAGTGATTTATATATCAAGGCTCGGGCAACTGCTGTATCACGTAGCACTGCCAAGCTAATGAAGACTGGTCAGACCACTTCATACAGAACAGGTGATGATGGTGATATTGAGGCAGGTAGAGCTACCTCATTCACAGTACTTGCTGAGAATAACCCCTTTGGTAACACTAACAGATTCACAAGTGAGTTAGGTACTCAGACCTACACTAACAACATAGTGATTGACTGGAGTACTTATGATGGCTCAGTAGTCAATGGATATTATAGAGTGCTTACTGGCAACATCACATGGAATAACGCTATTGACCAATGCCTTGCACTGAGTGTGGGTACTTATACCAGTGGATGGAGGTTAGTTAATAGAGAAGAGTTGCTCAGCTTATATGATCATGAGAGAGTTCAAGGTCTTAACTATGCTCCATTTAGTTTAGTAGCTACAATATGGAGCTCAACATCATGGAAATTCATAACAACTTATGCTTACACATTGAGTGATACAGGTGTGAGTACTGTTGGGGATAAGACAGGAGCAGGAGGTCAACGGCTTGCAGTAAGAACATTCACAGTAACAGGAACAACACTAACCTAATATGGCAACTTATAAATTTCCCCAGTTCAATGTAGAGATAACAGACCCACTTATCAATGTGGAGAAAGTCAATGACTCTATCATGTATCATACTTGCTCAGTTGATGTGGTGTTGACCACTGAGTCTGCAGTATTCGGTGTGACATTCGTAGGGTTCACCTATGTTGATACATGGCATGATGATGATATAGTGGCTTGGGTTGAGAATGTAGAACTACCTAAGTACTTAGTATAATGGCAAGATACGCAAATAACGGTGTGTTCAATGTCCTGTATCCTACCAGAAGGAAGATACAGAGAATTATGCAACAGATAATCTTGAGAGAGGGCTTGATTGATACAGAGGCTCTCTATGACTCAGTTCGTATCAATGCTAAGATACCTGCATTAGGTGAACTTGAGATACAGATACTTGCAATGTATTACTTTGGATTCTTGAACAATGGTACAATCAACATTGCACCCTTTGACCTATGTGCTAAGCTAACAAGGGAGCTGGATAGTCAAGGTATCACAGGTGAAATCTACTCACAGTACACTGAGTGGATGACTCAAAGATATCCTATCCTTGATGTGGCTCGTATCTTAGGGGAGAAACGTTCTATTATCTACACCTTTGAACCTATCGGAGGTCAATTCTCTGCACCTCTATCATTCAGAGGTCAGCTATAGATTTAACTCTTTCTTCATAGCCAGCATATTAAAGGTCAAGACAAGCGGCATATCTGTCACCTGGTCAAACTTAGTCAAGTCCTCTTGACACAGGCTGTACAGTAGTCTCTCCCATGACCATTTGATGGCACTCTTCTGCTCTTGCTCAGCCTTCACATCTTGGCTTGTCTTTGGTCCATCATCTTCATCATCCTCACTATCATCTGATTGAAATAATAGCTCGTACTTATCCATGAACTCAGTTCTAAAAGTGAGGTATGTAGGTATGATGCCATAGATATCATTGATACAGTAATCATCCCACTGCTCAGCTCTATCAAATGGGGAGTACTTATAAGGCTCAATGACCTCATCTCCCCACTCATTGATGGTGTATTTACGGTATAGTATGGATGCAATGTGACCAATGTGCTTGACATAATCATTGGCAAAAAAATACTCAAGGTCAATGAACTCACCTATTGTCAGCTTGCTCAGTGGCTTGACCTTCCACTCTCCGATGAGGTGCTTATAGTTCTTTGATGGCTCAGAGTTTATGAACGTGATTTCTGCTAACATGGTGCTCACCTCACTGATGTCAAGGTCTTCAAGCTCATCAGATGGGATGTCTGCCAGTGCGGCAAGTATCTCTATCTCCCTGGTGAATACTTCCTCAATAGTGTACAGCTCTCTAATCTCTTTGAACTGCAGTACATCTATCTCACTCCACGACTTCGGCAGGTGCATCCTTAGGCATTTGCTTAGCTAACTTCTGACCTATCTCAACCAAATATGGCATAGCTAACTCTGCCTTGAGCTCTCTGATAATCTTTGCCTTGTGCTTGATGTGTGCATCTGCATAGTGCTCAGCCTTAGTGAGGTCAGTACGTTTGAACAGGATGGCCAACATCTCTGAGATGTACCCCTTATGTCTTGAGTGCATCACCTTCTCAATGTGCTTAGTGTCCTTAACTGACAACTTGAACTGCTCCTCAAAGGCAGTGTAGGTGTAGTTCATGTGCTCAAAGGACGGCTGTAGCTCTGGCTTACCACTAAGATTGTTGAACTGCTTAACACATTCCTTGAACTCCTCAATAGATACATCCTCCCACTCATCCTCTGCAATGCCTAAGAGCATGAACACCTCAATATGTTTCTCAATAGCATCAATGTCTTGTCTTGCATGGATTGTAGTGATGTCCTCGAACTGTTGCACCGTCAACTCACTCAGTTGATTAGGTATCTCCTTGCCTAAAATAGTTACCATAAATATTAATTTTTAACAAATATAACACTTTCTACAATATAGGCATGGACAGACCATGCTACAAGATAACAATAGAGGATGCCTACTCCGATGGAGAGGACCTTGGGATGGAGATGATAGCCTTCACCAATAAGCCTGCAATTAAGGTGAAAGGGATGGCATTCAATTCTCATGCTGTGATGACATTCAGTGATGATGTTAAGATGCGTATTGTAGCACCTGCCATGATACCTATGGAGATCTACAGGAAAGATGAGGATGGTAGTGAGTATGATGTACAGTTCACTGCAGAAGTGATTGAGGCTATCCACAGCAAGTTCATGCTGAACCTACAGAACAAGGATATCTTTAACCTTGAGCATGATGCTACTGAGAAAGTACCTGCATACATCCTTGAGGCATGGATAGTGGACAGCCCACAACATGACAAGGCATTCACAACATACGGCATTGAAGTACCTAAGGGAACATTGATGTTGACAAGCCAAGTAACTGATAAGGAGTACTATGATAAGCTGGTTGAGTCTGGTCAAGTAGGGTACTCTATTGAGGGATTCTTAGGTATGAAATTATCGGAACACTTAAATAAATATACAATGAAGTTACCTGATGGAGAGCATCAGATGGAAGACAAAATCTACGTCATAGCAGATGGAGAAGTTGTTGAAATCAAAGATGTGCCTACCGAAATGGAGGCAGAAATGGCAGCAGATCCTGCTGTTGAAGAAGAAGCTCAGACCACTGTAGACAATGCAGAGGAAGCTGTACAAGAAGAAGAGTCTGCAGCAGCAGCAGAGGATGTTGAAATGGCAGTTGACCCTGCCCTTGATGCTGAGGCTGTACTTGCTATAGTAGCACCAGTTATTGAGGAGCAAGTTAATCAACTTGTTGCTATGATAGCAGATTTAAAAAACCAGCTGGAAGAAAGTCTATCAGCTGAGACTGTGGAGGAAGCAGCACCAGTTGCATTGACTGCACATGAGAAATTCAAAGAATTTGTAAAATTTTCAAAAACCAAATAAGATGACACGTAACCTTAAATTCGATTTAGATATCGAAACAAACGCACTATTATGTGCAAACCCAGATGAGTTCTATTCAAAGGCTTATTTATCAAGCCCAGACATTGCTAATAATTTCCGTACCCTACCAGGTATTAAGTCAAAGACTAAGTTAGCAAATGTAACTTTTGGTTCATTATTACAGGCTTCAACTTGTAACTTCTCTGCACCTACTGACTCATTAGATGCTATTGACATTGATGTATGTCCATTGTCTGCTATGGCTCAATTATGTCAGTTTGACTTAGAGCAATCATTCTTAGCTTTACAAATGGCTCAAGGTTCAAATGGTGACTTCACTGTTGCATCATTCATGTCTTACTACTGGAATGAGATGGCAATGGTTATTGGTCAAGATTTAGAGTTATTAAGATGGCAAGGTGATGTTGCATCTGTTGACCCATTATTATCTCTTTGCAACGGGTACTTAGTACAGTTGTGTGGTGATGGTGATGTTAACGGATTGTACTCTGGAGCTATTACTACATCAAACGTGTTGACAGTATTAGAGGCTGTAGTTAACGCTGCTCCTGCTGCTATCGTACGTAAGAAAGCTGACTTGAGATTGTATGTTTCAACAAATGTAGCTAACGCTTATGAGTTGAAAGCAGCTCAAGGTAACACTCAAACTTATGTGACATTACCATTAGGATTGACTTTCTTAGGTATCAATGTAGTTGTGTGTGAGGGTATGCCAGACAACACTATCGTGTTGACATTGAAAAACAACCTTGTATATGCATTTGATGCAGAAGGAGATTCTAAAGCATTGAAAGCAGTAAACTTATCTGACTCAGTTGCTGAGCCTTACTTAAGAACTCGTGCTAACATGAAGGCTGGTTTCCATTACACGAACCCTGCTGAGATCGTTGTGTATAACGTATGTTTTGACTAACAATATACCAGGGGGGCAGTAAGTGCTCCCCTATTTTTAAACCTTAAAAAAATTAATACAGATGAGCTGTGCAACTTTAGAGACAATTTTAAAATCTTGTGACAACAATTCTGGGGGTATATACAAGTTTTATGTGAACCAACAGGATAACATAGATGAGACTGGTATCGCATTTGATGCTATCAAGACTTATACCATTGACACATTGCCATTAGTGGTAGGTGCTGACCCATTCATTGAATTAGAGTTCAAGAGAAACACTTCCTCATATACAGAGGAGAGTGCTATAGACTTGATTAACGGATCAAGCTACGTTACTGCAACTGTGAACTTGATGTTCCATAGAAGAGACCAAAATAAGTCTCAAGCTATCAAAGTGCTTGGAGCAGGTCAACAATACTTAGCTGGTATCATTCAAGATGCTAATGGCTTATACTGGTACTTCCCTTACTTGCAGGTATCTGCAACAGGTGAAGGTTCTGGTACAGCTCGTGCAGATGGTAGTAAGTATTCCCTTACACTGGTAGCGGAAAATGACTACTTAGCATATGAAGTAGATCCTACAATCATCCCTGGACTCCTTTAATCCTTGCCGATTATAGACAAGAGCCTCACTTCGGTGGGGCTTTTTTAATTATTATAAACAGGTGATACAATATAGGTATGATATATCTTGAGAAGGACTCAGTGAATAGCTTTGTGTTGACCCTTACAGAGGTCACTACAATACCCAATGCACTCTATTTATTTGAGTTTGAGGATGAGTTCAACACTGCACCCGACCCAATCTATTGGAGTGGACCAGATACTTCACCTTATCCCTCAAGATTCAACCTGTTTACTATTGATGAGCCTACAGATATTGACTTTGTAAAAGGTCAGTACAGATACAAGGTCTATCAGACACCCACATACACCCTTGACCCTACTGGCTTGACCATGATAGAAGAGGGTAGGATGGTAGTGGCAGGACTAACAACTAACTCAATATATGACTGATGGCATGGTATAGTAGATTCATAGGCTCTAAGCCTCAAGCAACAGAAGTAGTGGAAGGATATCAGTCCTTTAGTACTCCATTTGGTAAGGTAGGTGATGCCAACCTATCACTGCCTTATGTCAATGGTAGGTATCAAGTGGCAGGATACATCCCATTCGGGCAGAACAATATGTTCCCTG